TCAACTAATACAATCATATCATTTCAATTTACTGCTAACTCTACTGAAGACACTATAGTTATAGGGGGTAATTCATCTACAAATGGGCTTATTAATATATCTAACATAAGCATAGTAGCTGCACCTACTCTACCTTCAGGAGCTATACAGTTGCTAGGGGATGGTCAAGTCATTGTAGACCTTTATGAAGATGAAGATTTACCTTTGTCTTTAAGTGTAGATGACTTTAAAAATGTAGCAGAGCAAGTACAATCTTATTCAAAGGCTTTTAATGTACCTGCTACAAAAAGAAACAATAGAATATTTGACCACATCTTTGAATTAACAAGAGAAGTAGAAAGTGCAGGTAGTCTTTTATTTAATCCTTATAAAAAAACAAAGTGCGTATTAAAACAAGATGGCTTTATTTTATTTGAGGGATATTTAAGAATGCTAGATATTACAGATAAGGAAGGGGAGATTAGTTATAATTTAAACTTATATTCAGAAGTAATAGCATTAGCAGATTTATTACAAGAAAGGACTTTTAATGATTTAGGATTTGAGGAATTAGCTCACGACTACAATAAAGATAATATTAAAAGAAGTTGGAATGATTCAGGTAATAGTATTACATATTCAAATCCAAGTACATCAGGATTTAGGGATGCTTATACAAGTCTTAGATACCCATTTGTAGACTGGAATCGCCAATGGATTATAGCCGATAATCCTAACGCATCAGGCCCTACTAACGGAAACCCACAGCTTACTTCTTTAGAACAAGCGTTCAGACCTTTTATAAATATTAAATACATAATTGATAGAATATTTGAAGCAACAGATTTTACTTATGATTCAGTTTTTTTTAATACATCAGATTTTAAAAAGCTATATATGGACTTTAATTGGGGTGGTAAAAATAGTCCTGTAAATATAGATACTACCTTAAATGCGGTTACAGATGTTACCACGACTGCTACATCTTCTTATGTAACTATGCCACAAGATAACAATAATTTTAATTCTGATTTTGGTTATAGTGGAGGGGTATATACAGCTCAATTTGATAACCAAATTTATGATATTAATTATAATTTCACTACTTTAATTACAAATTCTAATATTGCCCAATCATTTATAGGAGAAGCAAGATGGAAATTGGTAAAGTCTGGCATAACAACTTTTATTGAAGAAACACCTTATAACCAAACTGTACCTTTAACAAGTTTTACAGAAATATTATATTCAGGAAGTTTTATTGAAACATTAAACATTGGAGATACTTTAACACCTGAATTTTACAATGATACGTCAGTAGGTACTGCTGTTTGGGATAGCTTGCCTACTAATATTGCAGGACAATCTACTGAAACTATTGTAAATATTAGCAGTCCGATAATAACTACAAATATACTTTTACAAACTTTAAGAGGAGAACTCGGTCAATGGGAATTTTTAAAAGGTTTAATTACAATGTTTAACTTAGTAAGTTTACCTGATGAAAACAACCCTAACAATATAAAAATAGAACCTTACGCAGATGTATTTATAAATAGTGCAGATAGTGTTCAACTTAATTGGACTGAAAAGATAGATGTATCAGAAATGAAGCTAACACCTTTAGCTGACTTAAATAGAAAAACAATTTTTAAGTTTGTAGAAGATGAAGATGATTTTGCCTTTATTAATTATAAGAATCAAGTAGGTGGTCATTTGTACGGAAGTCAAATGTTTAATGCAACAGATGAATTTAACTTATTAGATGGAGAAGATGAAATAGTAGCAGAACCTTTTGCGGCTACAATAGTAAAACCTTTGGAAGATATTTTTCCTCAATTTATTACTCCTGCAATATATTCTTATAATCCACAAGATGACACTTCAGAAGGCTTTGAAAATAGTCCTCGTATTATGTTTAATAACGGAGTAAAAAATACAGGAGTTTCTTATTATATACCTGAACAAAATGGATTACTTAGTGAAAATCAACAGTTATTTTTACAATTTAGTCATTTGTCTGATATTCCAACAATAACAACTATACCACCTGCAATAACAGATACAAGAGATTTTCACTATGGAGATTGTCAATTATTGCCAGGAGTAGGAGACCCATCTGTAAATAATTTGTACAATTTATATTGGAGTGATTATTTTAATCAGCTATACAATCCAAATACTAGGACTATGACTATCAAGGTAAATCTTACGCCTGCTGACATTAATACCTTTAAGTTTAATGATACAGTATATATTAAGAATAGAATCTTTAGAGTGAACAAAATAGACTACAAGCCTAACGACTTGGCAACAGTTGAATTTATACTAATAACATAATGACACAGGTTAGAACAATACCATTTTTAACAGGTTATACAGTAAAGCCTGCTGCAATTTCAGCTATTGGAACTGTTACATTTACAGACGGAAATAATAGTATAATACCTAATCAGTTACAATGTGAAGCTTATGGGTACACATATAATAAAGTAACAGGCACTTGTTCAACATTTAGGTATAATACAAATCTAAATCGTTCATTTGCGAATGAAAACAACAAAATTTTAGGTTCTAATAATTCAACTGGAAAAGGAACTAAAAATACCTTATTAATAGGGGAAAGTAATACTGTTAAAGGTTTTTCTAGGAATAACATAATAGTAGGAAGTAATAATGAAATTGCTAATGGTGTAAATTATGCTTCTGTACTTGGTACTTATGGAATAGCCGAAAGAGAAGGAGAAGTAGTATATGGCGGCGGCGGATTTAGTAATTCAGGAATAGGTAAATCGCAGAGTTCTACAATATCTTTAAGCGGTACTACTACAAATGCAACAGCTACAAGTCTTTTTGTAAATGGTAATTCAGCTACTACAATTATAGCAAGAAGTTCAACTAGTTCATTTCAAGGATTTGAAGCTACAGCATTAGGAGTAAGAACAGGTGGTAGTGCGGCAAGTGGAAATGTTAATGATAGAATATGTATTAGAGTAACAGGGATGGTGTTTTTAAAAGCAGTAAATCAATCAAGTACAGATTTAGGTAAGTTTGGTACAACAGGAGGTTGGGCATCAGAAATTGCATTCAGTGGAACTAACGATATGTTATTCCAAGTAACAGGAGCAGCAAATATGAATATAAGTTGGAGTGTAACTCTTAATCTTTACGAAATAAAAATATAATTATGGCAAAGGAAGTGTTAGAAATGGAAGTAAAGTCAAATATTGGCGAGGTTGCAAAAGATACTAAGAAACTAGCTAAAAGTACAGGCGTTGCTAAAAAAGGGTTTAAAGGATTAAGCACAGCCGTAAAAGGTGTAGGTACAGCAATGAAAGCTGCAGGAATAGGTTTGATTGTTGGGTTATTCTTAGCACTTAAAGAAGCAGTAGAAAGGAATCAAAAGGCTATGGACTTAATGGAAACGGTTATGGCTACTGTGTCCACTACTTTTAATCAAGTTGTTAATGTCCTTACAGATGTTGTTACTTGGGTAACTGAAAGTTCAGACCGATTTGATGGATTAGGAAAAGTTTTGTCAGGTGTAATTACACTTTCATTAACTCCATTAAAGTTAGCTTTTTTCGGACTTAAATTAGGAGTACAACAACTTATGTTAGCTTGGGAAGATAGCTTTTTAGGTGGTGGAGATGAAGGAAAGATAGCAGAACTTAGAGCAGGTATTGTAGGGACTCAAGCAGACTTATTAGAAATTGGTAACGCAGCTATTGATGCAGGAAAAGATATTGGAAATAATATAGGAGATGCAATAAGTGAAGTTGGGGCAATATACGAAAAAGCTGCTGACGGAATAAATAAGATTTCAATAAAAGGAAACTATGAACAAGCACAAGCAACAACAGCAGCTACTAAATCAGCTTTATTTGCAGCAGCAGAATTTGCAAAACTAAATGCAGAAAAATTAAAAGAAGCAGAATTATTTAGACAAATAAGAGATGACGAAACCAAGACTTTTGCAGATAGAATTGAAGCTAATAATAAGTTAAAAGAAACTTTATTAGAACAACAGGAACTTCAAAGAGAACAAGTACAGATAGCAATAACAGCAGCAGCTTTATTAGTTGAACAAAATGGAAATGATGAAAATAAGTTAGCATTAATGGAAGCTCAAAATGCTGAGTTAGAACTTGAAGAAACTATTACTGGACAGTTATCTGAACAAAAGACAAATGCTGTAGCTTTAGAAAAGGAATTACTAGAAACTCAAAAAGAAGTAAGAGCTGAAGGTTTATCAGGTTTAGAACTTGAATTGCAAGAACTTCAGGACGCATACGATTTAAAGATACAAATGGCAGAAAAAGCAGGAATGAAAACTACTGCTATTACTAAGAAATTTGAAGCAGCAAAGACAAAAATTGTAAAAGACAATGAAAACTTAAAATTATCTGCAATTAGTGGTTTCGCAGACTCAGTTAATAAAATAGCAGGAGAACAAAAAGGAATTGCTGTTGCTACAGCATTAATGAATACCTACTTAGGTGTTACTGAGGTTATGAAAGACCCTACAATTCCTTCTACTACTATGAAGTTCTTAGCAGCAGGTACAGTTTTAGCAGGAGGATTAGCAAATGTAAAAAATATATTGTCACAAGATGTTGGAGATGGAGGAGGAGGAGGTTCAGTACCTTCAGCATCTCAAACACCTGCACCACAAATGATGTCAGGAGCTTTTGATTTATCAGGAGGAGTAGCACCAGACCCTGTTCAAGCCTTTGTCGTTACAGACGCTATGACAAACAGTCAAAATCAATTAGCAAATATTAGAAGAAGGGCAACAATTTAAATATCAAATAAACTAACTAAAAATCTATTATATACTATGCCTTGCGAAAAATGTGAAAACGGAAAATATAAATGGGGAAAGACAGGAAGCTGTACTTACGACTCAGTTGCTGAATGTGAAGAAGCTAATAAAGACTATTATGAAGATATGAAAGAAACTAAAATAGTAGAATTAGTAATTGCAGACGATAGTCAAGAACTAGCAATAGACGCTATAAGTCTAGTTACTAGTCCTGCAATAGAGCAAGACTTTGTATTCTTTGGTAAAGAAAAGAACAACTTAACTTTTGCTAAAGTAGATGAAGAAAAGCGTATGCTAGTAAGTCCTGCTTTAATTCCTAACAAGCAAATATTTAGACACGACCCTAATACAGATTCTGACTATTATGTATTTTTTTCAAAAGCGACAGTTGAAAAAGCAGCTTTTTTGTATTTAAAACATAACAACCACCACAAAGCTACTTACCAACATCAAGACAGAGTTTCAGGTGTTCTTACAGTTGAATCTTGGATTAAGGAAGGAGATAGTGATAAGTCTAAGTTATACGGCTATGACTTACCTGACGGAACGTGGTTTGTTAAAATGAAGATTGAGAATGATGAGCTTTGGAAAAAGATAAAAGATGGAGAACTTAAAGGATTGAGTATTGAAGGCTACTTTACAGATAGAATGGAAGCTATGTCAGAAAAGCAACCAAGTAATGAAGAAATACTAAAAGCACTAAACGAAATAATTACAAAATCAAACAAGTAACTAATCTTTCTATTATATATAGAACTTAAAAGAAAACTATGGATATTAAAGAACAAATTTTGGTAGCACTTGGTCTTGACAAAGGCGAAGATGTAGTAATGGCATATCAAGCTAAATCAGAAGACGGAACTATTTTCGTTTCAACAGCTGAAGAATTAGAAGCAGGTGTAGACATATCAGTTCTAACTGAAGACGGTACTACTATCTTATTACCTGTTGGAACTTACAAGACTGATACAGGAGTTACTTTCAGAGTAGAAGAAGAAGGTATCGTTGCTGAAGTTATGGAAACTGAAACTGAAGAAGTAGTTGAAGAAGAATTAGCTGAAGAAGCGGATGTTCAAGATTGGGCTGGTATGGAAAAAAGAATTGAGAACCTAGAAATAGCGGTCAGTAAGCTAAAAGAAGATAAAGACGGAGGAGATGATGAGGTTGAAGAAATGGCTGAAGAAGTTGTTGCACCTTCTACTAATCCTAAATCTATTAAGACTACAGAAGTAGTTGAGTTCTCAATAGAAGATTTACAAGCAGAAAACGAAAGACTAAAGACTGAATTAGCATCACAACCTGCATCAGCACCTTTAGATACTAATAAATTTAGCTCAGAGAAAACATCTCTAAGTAAAAAAGAAATTAAAGGAATGACCTCACAAGAAAGATTCCTATATAACTTAAATAACTAAAAAAAAAAAAAAATTATGGCATTACCAACAGTAACTAGCACGTTCGCCGGGAAAGCAGCAGGATTTTATGTATCAGCTGCATTAAAAGAAGCTAACTCTTTAAACTTCTTAACTTCAATGGAAAACGTGAAGTATAAAGCAGTAATACAAAAAATGGAATCAGGAGCAGAAATGGCTAACGCTACTTGTGATTTTACAACAGCAGGAACATTAGTTCTTACAGAAGCAATCATTACTCCAAAAGATTTACAAGTAAATATGGAAATTTGCTCAAAAAACTTATTAGATTCTTGGGAAAGTTTACAAATGAGAGCAGGAGCAGGCGCACCGGCACCGGCATCTTTTGATGACTACTTAATTTCTCATTTAGCAGGAAGAATCTCTCAAGGAGTTGAAAACGCTATTTGGTCAGGAAATGATGCTACAGCAGGTTCATTTACAGGATTGACTACAGCAGCAGTAGGAAGACTTGTAGTAGACGCAACAGTAATTGATGTAGCTAATGTAGGAGGAGCAGGAACAGCATTTGCAGCAGCTAACATTATTGAAAACTTACAAAACGCAACAGCAGCTATTCCTTCTAACGTTTACACAAAAGAAGACCTTTACATCTATATGAGTCCTAAGTCTTACAGATTATACATCTCAGCTATCTCTACTTTAGGATATGTAAACGCTTACTCTATGAATGGAGATTATGATGCAGTATTTGAAGGAATAAAATTGGCAGTATGTAATGGTGCAGAAGACGATAAGTTAGTTTGTGCTGAAAAGTCAAATTTATTTTTTGGGACTGATTTGATTTCTGATACAACAAATTTGACTTTACTAGATATGGCTCCTGTAACAGGAAGTTTAAACACTAGGTTAATCGCAAGATTTACAGGAGGTACTCAAGTAGGTATTGGAGCTGACGTTGTACTTGTATCGTAATTAAATAAATAATACGGAAGGAGGGGGTAAAACCTCTCCTCCCTTAACCTAAAAAATAAAAAACAATGGCTTGCGGCTTAATAACAAAAGGTAGGGGACTCGACTGTAATAGAATCAGTGGAGGGATAAAATTCGTTTATTTCGGAGTTTATGACCAATTTGAATCACCAATAGAAACAGCAGGAATAGTTGTAGTAGATGAAGAAGTAACTGATATAGATATGTTAGTATCTGCAACACAAAATACTCTTTACAGATATACTATGCCTTTAGGCGTAGCTAGTCTTACAGATACAATCGTAGGTAGTCGTGAGAACGGAACTGTTTATTATCAGCCTAGTTTAAATATTATTCTTAACAGACTTACAAAAGAAGACCAGAACCAAATTAAACTACTTGCAGCTACTAAGCTTGTATGTTTTGCTCAATTAAATGCAACTTTACCTTCAGGAAATGATGTCATTGTTGCTTTAGGAGTTACTAATGGAATGGAACTTAATGCAGGTACTATGGATTCCGGAGCAGCATTCGGAGATAGAGGAGGATACACTCTTACTTTTGACGGAATGGAAAATAAGCCTTTCCCAATGGTAGCAGACTATCCTTCTGCAACAGGGCCTTTCACAAATGCAGCATTTGAAATTGGTACAATAATAACAACAGGATAATCTTATCTGTTTTCTTATAATCTTAAAAGGGTAGCTTAATTGTTACCCTTTTTCTTTTCCAAACAAAAACAGACTTTTTCTATTATATAGTATGATACAAGGATTCACAGAGACTAATATAAATGCA